AGTCGAACGGATACTGATCGGCGAACTTCTGCGCGCGCATCATGTGGATGCGGGGCCGCACGCCGCCGTCCTCGGCCTCCCAAGCGTCGATCGCAGCGAAGGCCTCGCGGATGCGAGCATGCCAAGCCGGTGTGCCGGGATCGCGGTAGGCGCCAGAGCTGCCAAACGCGATGTACTGAAAGCCGCCTTCGAGGATATGGCGCAGATAATCGAGGCTCTCGTGCAGGTGCCACACCGGCATGATGCGCTCGGGATCGAACGCGCCGATCGATTGGCAAATCAGCTCCCAGTTCTGCTCCTCGTTGCCGTCGATCTTGTCGGGGGCGACGACGACGGCCTGGGGGCAGCGGTCGAGGATGTCATTGGCCCAGTCCGCGAAGCCGTCGAAGTAATCGTCGGTGAGAGTGTCCTGGCCGGCGCGCCAGGCGCTGAAGGCGCCGTTGTCGACGAGCAGGATGCCGTCGGCGCCGACGAGCCTGATGGCATCGTCGAGCTGCGGGCCGAGGTGACGCCTGGTGGCGTAGGAGACGCAGAAGCTGGCGCCGGCGAGTTGGTCGAGCAGCGGGCGGGGATTGAGGGGCAGGCCGTACACCGTGGTCTTTTGCATTACCGTGTTCCTCTGTTGTCCGATCAGCCTAGTGCCACTTGGCACTAGGTGTCAATTGGCACTAATCAGGAACGCGGTGTTTTTAGGTGCGACAAGTTGAATCAGGCTGCGCTGTAACGTGGCTGTCGCGAGGCCTTCGCAGAGGCTTCGCAGTCCAGGCGAAACGATGTTTTTCGTGAGTCAAATGAGTCAGGTGGTGTACGAGCATGCCGGCGTGCCGCGACCCGCAGCATGAGCGCTTTGCCCGAGAGCTGGTCGAGGAGTACCTGCGCGTGCCACCGTCGTCGACCGGCGTGCAGCAAGCCTATCAGCGCGCCGGCTATGCGCCGCACCGCGGCAACTGCCACCGCCTGGCGCGCGACCCGGCGATCGTCGCCCGCGTCGACGAGCTGATGGAGGAGGCGCGCGAGTACGCCGACCTGCGGCTGGTCAAGGCGCTGGTGCGGGTCAATCGCATCGCCGACGCCAAGCTGCCGGACTACTACGAGCCGGTGAGCCATCAGGCGAAGGGCGAGGCGCCGCCGCGCAAGGTCATCCGGCTGCGCGACCTGACGGACCTGCCGGCACAGCTCGCCGAGGCGGTCAAGGAAGTGGAGTTTCACGAGGACGGCAGCATCAAGGCCATCAAGCTGCACGACAAGCTGCAGGCCAACATCACCTTGCTGCGGCACTTCGGCGACGTGCCCGACGAGCGGCCGACGCACCAGGTCAACATCCTCAACGCGCTCTCGCCGGAGGACCAGCGCTTGCTGGCCGACGCGCTCGAGCGCATGGCCAAGGCGGCGGGGCAGGCAGCCGGCGCCGAGGAGCAAGAGGCCGAATGAACGGATGAACGCGCGCGTAAACGCCTGCTGCGAGGCTCTCGCGACGCTGTCGGCGGATGGCCGCGCCGAGCTGATCAGGCAACTGCGAGCCAGCTCGGAGGCAGCCAAAGGCACCAGGAAGCTCTACGGCTACTTTCCCGACGAGGGCGAGTGCAAAAGGTCGCTCTATCTGCGCCACATGGAGTTCTTCGCCGCCGGCGGCGCCCACGAGCCGAAGAGCCTGCCGGCGTGCGGCGACGACTGCGACGGCAGCGCTCATCGCGAGCGGCTGATGCTCGCCGCCAACCGCGTCGGCAAGACCGAGTCGCTCGGCGCCTACGAGGTGGCGCTGCACGCCACCGGACGCTATCCGAAATGGTGGCCCGGGCGCGTCTTCCACCGTCCGGTCGACATCTGGGCCGCCGGCAAGACCAACGAGACCACGCGCGACGTGGTGCAGCGCAAGCTGTTCGGCGCGCCGATGATGCGCGGCAGGATCAAGTCGCTCGAGGGCACCGGCCTGGTGCCCGCCGAGGACATCGCTACCGTCGGCTGGAAGCGCGGCGTGCGCGATCTCGTCGACACGGTGCGCGTCAAGCACCAGTCGGGCGGTTGGTCGACCATCGGGCTTAAGTCCTACGAGCAGGGCCGCGGCGCCTTCGAGGGCGTCGAGAAGGACGTCATCTGGTTCGACGAGGAGCCGCCGGCCGACTGCTACACCGAGGCCCTGGTGCGCACCATGACGACGCAGGGCCACGTGCTCTTAACCTTCACGCCGCTCGAGGGCATGAGCGAGGTGGTGATGATGTTCCTGCCGGGCGGCGCGTTGCCGCCGCGGGACCAGGCGAAAGCGGCGGCGGTGCTGGAGAGGGTTGGTTATCCGGCGCCGGCGCAGTGACGAAGAGACGACCCTGAAAGTCCGTTGCAACCTTAAGGAAAGGAAAGACAATGCCGGGACCAGCTCAACCAGGACGTCCGCAACATCCCGCGGTTCAAGCTCACCAAGACGCGGCGTCGCATCACCAGGTCGCTGCCCACCAGCACCTCAACGCGGCGCAGGAGCACGAGCAGGGCAATCACGAAAAGGCGCAAGCGCACGCCGCCACGGCCGAGCAGAAGGGCCAGCAGGCCTCGCAAGCCAGCGCGCAGGCCAAGCAGACGTCGCAGCAGCACTCGGGTTGACCGCGCTCGGCGATGGTCAAGCGCCGGCGGCCGTTCACGAGGCGACCTGTCACGCACAGCGTCGCCTACCCGATCGACACGCGCCCGCACCCGGCACTCGCCGCGCAGCGGGCGCGCTTTCGCGACGAGCTGGACAAGGTGCCGGAGCTGCGGCTGCGCTGGGCTGCGTTGATGATCAGCGAGCAATCCGGCCCGGCCATGCAGACCGTCGGCGAGACCATGGTCAACCGCGCCAATGCCTGGGGCGTCTCGCTGTCTGAGATCGTCAACAACGAGCGCTACTACGCGCCGTTTCAGAACCGCTCGTTCCACCGCAATCTGGCGCTACTCGCGAGCGCTGCGAACGAGGCTAAGTTGAACCAGATCCTCGCCATGCAGGACGCCATCCTCGACGGCTCGAACCGCTCGAACCTGGCAACACACAACGCCTCGGCCGGCGTCGCCGCGCGGGCGCGCAGGACGCAGACGGTGTGCCACATGGAGAACGGCGAGACCTATACGAGGAAGGACAAGAACCCGGCCGAGCACGGCGCCGGCGTCATCGCCAGGGAGAAAGCCTGGCACCGTAAGACGCTCGAGGCGATGCGTGAGGCCTCGACGTGACGCAACGCTACCGTCCGTCGAACGGAACCGAAGGCCATGCCTTCATCGAGCATTTTTGCGGTCGCTGCGTGAAGGATGAGGCATACCGCCACGGCGGCGATAGCTGCCCGATCGTCGCGAACACGTTGGCGTATGGGATCGATGACCCGCGCTACCCGCGGGAATGGATCGAGGACGACGACGGCAGCGACCCGCGCTGCACCGCGTTCGAGCCGACGAGCCGGGCGGGACACGCATGAAGATCGCGATCTCGTCCGGCCACTCCCGCCACGTCAGCGGCGCGGTCGGGCTCATCAACGAGGTCACCGAGGCGCGCAGGGTGACCGACCGGATTGCCGACTATCTGCGCGCCGCCGGCGTCGAGGTTGCGATATTCCACGATGATGCGAGCAAAACCCAACCCGCGAACCTCAAGGCCATCCTGGCTTTTCACAATGCGCAGTGGCGCGATCGCAGCTACGACGTCTCCGTCCATTTCAATGCCTCGGCCGGCGGCACCACTCAGTCGGCGATCGGCACCGAGGTTCTCCATCTCACCCAGCCGGTCATGGCCGCAAGGGTCGCGGCAGCGATCGCGAAGGCATCTGGCCTGAAGGACCGCGGCGCCAAGAAACGCACCAACTTATCGTTCCTCTCGAAGACCAGCCGGCCGGCGCTGCTTCTTGAGATTCTGTTCGTCAACTCGGCGGCCGACGTCGCCATCTACCGCCGGCCTGGCACCTTCGACGCGATCTGCAAGGCGATCGCGGAGGCCTTGACCGGCAGGAGGATCACGGCCGGCGCGATGCCGGTGCTGCGCAACGGCTCGATCGGCGAGGCGGTGCGCGAGCTGCAGCGCCTGCTCGGCGGCCTGCTCGTGGACGGCATTTTCGGATCGCTGACCGAGGCCAAGGTGCGCGTGTACCAGACCGAGCAGAACATCGGCGTCGACGGCGTCGTCGGCCCGATCACGTGGGCAAGACTCAAGCCATAAGGCTCAAGCCATAGGAGGCTGCCACGTTCACGAGCTTCGACAAGGCGCTGGTCGCCGCCGTTATGGCCATCATATCGATCGTCAATCTGGTGTGGGGCTACAACCTCGGCTGGAACGAGGAGACGGTCGGCATTGCGGTCGCCGCGCTATTTCCCATCGTCGTGTACTTCTGGCCGAACCTGCAAACGCGCGCGTGAGCAGCACCTCCACCAACACGCAGCCGGGCTGGTCGCTATGGTCGATCATCGTGCCGCTGATCCCGACCTTGCTGGCGCTGATCGCCAGCATCCTGGGCTCGGCGCGCGACAAGAACCTGATCCAGGCCGGCATCGACCAGGAGATCGCCAACCAGTCGGAGCGAATCCTGGCGCTGACGGAGACCGGGCGCAAGCTGCGCGAGAAGGTCGAGGCGATGAACGACAACGAGCTGAACGACCTGTTGCGCGAACTCGGCGCCGTCTGAGGCGACGCAGCCGCGCCGGGCGGTTCGCACCGCCGGTCGACGCTGCGCCAGCTCTGCTGCGCGGCGTCACGTTGACGTTGTGGGTGCCCGAGGTTCTGTGCCCGACCGACCTCGTCGGCATCGTCAATCGCGCACGCAAGGAGGCGCGCAAGGCCGGCGACGTCGAGGCGGCCGACATACTGGGCAAGCTCTTGTTCCTGGCGCATCCCGGCTTCCATCAGATGGAGGCGTTTCCGGCCCGGTTCGACGAAGGCGCGATGAGCGAGGTCCAGCTCAACGAGATCAAGCGCCGGCTGCGGCCGCTGATGTGCAATTCCGACGACGTGCAGCGGTGGCTCGATTCGCCGCATCCGCTGCTCGGTGACAGGCGCCCCTCCGACTGCTCCTACAGCGAGGTCAAACGTCAGGTGCTGCAGATGAGACGCGAGCATCGGCTATGAACGGAGCCTTCGTCTGCGTCGGCCTGTTCATCATGTACTGCCACCCGGTGGCGCGCGAGACGCAGCGGCCGGCGGTGGCCCATTCCTTCTGCCAGGCCTACCAGCGCATCCTGCGCACCGAAGAGGAAGGCCGGCAGCTCGGCCGCATCGAGAGCCGCGCCGTGCGCGAGCGGGTCGCGGCCAACGAGACGCTCTACCAGTGCGCCTGCGCCGGCGTCGACTTGCCGATCTGCCGCGAGGAAGCGCGCATGGCGGCGGCACAGGTGCGGTGAGCAAACATTGCGCCGATGCAGTGGGAATACAGAACCGAGTTCGCCCCCGACGGCACGCTCGAGGAGGTGCTCGACCGCCTCGGCAAGCAGGGCTGGGAGGCCTGGGCGATCGCCACC